AGGGCGTCAAGCGACTGTTGGTCTGGTTCATCCGGTTCTGGCAGGGTTCCCCCTGAGAGATAGAAGTACCGGTTTCCGGCAGTGCGGTCGCTTTCGGCAGAGGTGGGTGTGGACGTCATGAAGGATATTAGGGCTAAGAAGATGGTTGTGAGCAGAACTCTGTATTTTGTGTGTAATCCCCCCCGGCGCGTACGTGGTTTGAGCTCCTCGGTAGCGACGGGTCCAGGGTTTGACTCAACGTCTCCATCGATTAGCAAAGGCCGCACAAAGTAGTGGCGTAGCACAGGCTTGTGCGTTTTAGTGCGTCGGCGGATCAGTTTCAAAACACGGCGAACTTCCTCGATTAGCCCTGACGGGGTGCTCATATCCTGTTCTCCACTCATTTCATGCTCACTACACAGGTTAGCATACAAGGTCTCAGCATCAGTCTTGTGGCTCATGGCATTGCTGACTGCTTTAATGGTCTGTTCAAGTGTCAAATCAGCGTCTATTTAAGCTTCGCCGACCACGCTATCTTCTACTTCAAAGAATCTCTTCATGAAGGCAGCCTTACTGGCGCGGAGCGCTCTGTTCTTACTACTTCGGTAGGCGTGACACAGGCCTGAGAATCGCTTATAGTAATGACGTCGATCGTCAAAGTCCATTGCGATGAACACTTAAGCAATACGGTCAAAGTAGGTACCCGCTATCTTGGCATAATTCATGTAGAGATGGACCCATATCTAGGCGTTGCTTCCGGTTCGCAGGAAGAGATCTCTCGGTCCTGCCATCAGCGGGTTGTGGCAGATGCTTGTGGCATAGCTTTCTTAAGTCTGTCGGATCGCTTAGTCACAGTCTGTACTCGAAGGAGCGAACGTGTCGCTCAGGCCGCTAATCGCTTGATGATACGGCTTGAGTGGCTCATACTGTATCGGTGTTGTCAGCCTCTTCTCAATGTTGACCTTCTTTCCGCAGAATGATGGCAGGTCTTCAATGCGAACTTTGGCGTAAATGCCGTCGGCCTTGAGACGCGCTATCAGGTACTCGAAGTCAGCGCCGTAAATTGTCTCGTTGCGCTCCAGAATTTCTGCACTAGGTGCGTTGCGCAGAGCGTGTGTGGTGTATATAGCGTCTTTGGGGCTGCGGCTCATAGCAGCGAGCTCAGCATATTCGTCCTCGGTGAAGTGTGGCTGGGGCTCCTCGAGCCGTTGCTTGAAAACTCGGAACGTTTCAGCTAGCTTGAGACACTTTTTCCGCATTTTCTTCCTGCTAGGTATGCTTTCGAGTAAGGCGGCTCCTCTCACCAGATTTCTTATCCGCTCATCCAACATAAGTCGCAAGTACTTATAAGCTGATGGACAGGGAGTCTTCAAAGTTATCCTGGAGAGGTCGGATGCCATTCCGATTTCATGGCGTATGAGCCCGTTCTCAACTGGCTTGCAGGTCAGGCCTAATTTGGTCAGCACTCGGTCAACCTTTGGCAACATTGTTCCATCAGTCAATAGAGTGTTGTTTAGGAAATCGGCCGTCTCAGCGGTGGTTCTGTGCCACATGTCTTCACACTGCATGCCGAGGCATCGGGCGACGTAGGATCTGGTGCTGTCATAGTGCCGGGTGCAATAAATGCTATCGTCACCCTCAACGCATGATGCTCCTTGGCCGAGCGATCCGAACTTGATCATGTCTGTAGTCCAGATGATGGCTAGGTTGTACATGCAGTTTTTCTCAGATGTGCGCTTGTTCCCACTGTTGTTCATTGGGTGGACTTTTGAGATAGCATAGCCGGTGTTCATAGTGTAGTGCTCGAGCAAGTTGTCATGAACGATACTCCCCGGACCTTTGCCTGCTAGCTTCCTGATTAGCTCAGCTTCGAGTCCGACAACTAACTCTGTGTGAGAAGCGTCAAACTGTTTCATGTCGCAGCAGTAGATCCACTCAGATCCGTCAAGGA